CCTCTGTCGGATGCTGAATAAGTTCCTTCACCATAAGGGGCATAATAAAAAGGCCCACCACTTTCTGCTGTTGTAATAGTTTGTGTATATTCACGGACGAATGTATGGTCTTTTTCCATTAAAAATTCGCCTGTTTTTATTTTAATATACCTGGTGACATACAAATCTTGAGGCATATCATAGAATCCATTATTCGCCGATAATGTAATATCCGTTGTTTTACGATAGGCTGTGATATCAGCTTCTCGTACTAATCTCTGTTCTGCTAATTGTATACATAAATCTACTGGGGCTTTACCTGAACCTGTTGCTGTAGTAAATTCTGTACTATCATTTTCTGTCCAGTCTAAGATTGCTTGTTTTAATTGTACGTATGTTAAACCCATATTATTGACCCCATAAATCGTGACCCCAAGTGAAATTACCCCAACTTGGTGATGTTACGCCTATTGTACCTTGTACTGCTGTCATAGTCAAGGCTGTTGCATTAATACTTACAGTAACTAACTCATAAGCAGTTACCGTTCCTTGTTGTGCAGTTGCACTAAGACCCGTTACCGCTTCTATACCTGATATCTGTACTGTTCCTTGTTGAGCTGTAGCTGCTAGACCAGTTGGAACTTCAATTCCTTGAATTGTTACTGATGGTGAAGTAGGTAAAGCTTGTAATTCAAATCCTGTTGCATCTTCTGTTCCTGAAAGTTTTACAGTTCCTTGAGATGCTGTTAATCCAAATCCTGAAACTTTAGCTACGATACTAATTTTTACAGTACCTAACCAAGCTGTTACTTGGAAACCTGCTGCATCTTCAAATAATGAAATATGCGGTATGCCTACATTAGCTGCTGCTTGACCAGACCATTTTCCATAAAGTGGTCCCAGTCTTACATTTGTAGGAACTGAATCATCATCAGGACGTGGGTCGTATAAAACATTACCACCCGTTCCATCTGCTCGTAAATATTTTTGAGGGTCAAGTTGTGGTTGCTTTGCTTCCCACTCTTGTTTAGAAACTCGTGCACCCGTCCATTCAGTACGAGCGTCTTTGTATTTTATTTTCCAACCAGAACGGTCGCTGATTAGAACCGCATGTTTTCCTTTAGCGTATCGTGGCATGTAACCTACCTAATGTAACTAACTTGTGGCTGTACTACGAAACTTACTCTTTCTCTATCTTCTTCTTTTGCTAATTGCCAATCTCTCTCATACAAAGGAATGAGTGCAGCTAATCTGTCAGGAGCTTGCTTAACAGCAAGTTCTACAGACAAACCACTTACTAATGCTGGCAAATATCTTTTTGGAATTTCTGGGTTTTGACTATATGTTGTAGTTATATCTTGTGCATACATAATAGTCCATCCAACATATTGATAATATGTTTGATTAGGAACAGGCCATAAATACATTTTATGATTGCTTGTTCCTGATGAATCGAATTGTGTATTTCTTTCTAATGCAAATTGAACAGGTTTTCCTTTTGTCCATTTACTTGGAATAGCCATATAGTCATCAAGACTAATACGTTCCATTGCAATGTCTTCAGGTTCTCCTGCAGTTTGATTATTTCTTACTACACCATCTAAAACATCTGCATGTATAGATGAATTGAAAGTGATATAATCTTGGTCTTTAGTCATATTAGCAGTATGAAAGTTTAACTGAAATAAATGCACACCTTCATTTGCCCATTTTGTTAATAATAAATTTAAAGAACGTCTTGCTGTTTTTAAATCATATCCACTATCTGGACTTGCACCTATTCTTTCATACGCTTCTTGTATGATTTCGGCTGTATCTAAACTCCAATTCCATGTTCCTGAAGTAGCCATTTAAGTCCTCCTTACATTAGTGCGCGTGTTATAACAAATAACAATTGTCCTAAAACCATTACACCAATTGTATACATAATTTTATTAATACTATTTATTTTATCTTCAATATGCTTTAAATGATTATTTTGAATTATTGCTACACGTTCACTAAGTATTTTAATTTCGCTTTTTAACTCAGTAATCTCTAAATCATATTTAGATATTTCACTCTGAGCCATGTGTTAGTTCCAATAAACTGTTGCGCTTGCGCCTGAACCAGTTATATCTACAAAGATATTAGTCTCACAAACTTTTCCCATTGCTGGAACCGTAAAGCTTGTTGTGCCTTTAGCTGCTACAGATAAACCTAAAATAGCTGTACCTGTTGCACTTTGAGCATCATAAATATCTACTGTTGCATCTGCACTAGCACCTGCTTCCAATACTACAGCTAATAAACGTTGTCTATGTGCTGCACTTGTTTGGCCATCGGTAGTAGCATCAGCCGTAAGATATGTTGATTTGGCATCGCCTTGAAATGTCATGTTAACTCCTTTAAACGGGGAGACCGAAGCCTCCCCTTAATTGTTAAATTAGCTTAAGTTTCTATTTTGAATGTATTCAACAGTCAAAACACCTACACCATTGCCTCCCGCAACAGAGTCAACATAGACAGTAACATCAGATGTACCAATGTCCTTCCAAGATGCTTCTGTTCCAGTAGCTGCTGCAGTTACTCTATGATTTCCTAAAGCTGTAGCTGCGAGGCCATCGCAAAATAAATCAGGATCGGCAGATGTTCCAACATCAATTGTGTTAGTTCCACCATCCCAAGCAGTTTGTACCAAAACATACATGTTTGTGATTTGGCTGTTTGCTGGAATAATAATCGAAGTAGCTGTATTAGCTGCTAGTTCAGTAATTGCTGCTGATTGAGCGCATACTAATGTACCAACATTAGCTGATGCACCTTCTCTAATTGGTCCAGATTTTACTGGTCCCGAAAAAGTAGTTGTTCCCATAGTCTTACTCCTTTTGTTTGTTTCTGTCTGCTTTCGCAGTCTATGAGTTGTTTAAGTAGGGGCACCTTTTACAGTGCCCCCTTTAAGTCGTTAGACTTTAGCTTGGATTTGATCCAAATACTGCACGCCAGTCAGACCAACCGAAAGAATATCTTTCTCTTGATTTGTAGCGAACGTTACCTGTTTCAAAATCCCCTTCCATCGCAGTCGAAACTGGAGTTCTCATGAAGTGTTTCATCCCATTAGGACAATCTGTTCTTAAGAACCATCTCTTAGCTCCAGTAAATCTGTGATTTACGTAGTACCCACCAGGAATCATCCCTTTAGATACAATCGCATTCACATCATTATCTGCAGTCCCTACTCTGTATGGAGATGCCATTAATCTTTCCGCAACAAAAACTAATTGTCTTGGAATGTGCAGAGACTTAGCTTGTAAAGCCACTGGAATGCCTTTATCGTCAGTTAAGCCTGCTGTTTGAATTAATGCATCTTCCAGAGAAGTTTCTGAAAGCTCTGCATGTGTGCTGAAAGTGTTAGAACCATTAGTTCCGTATGCTTGTGGGTGAGCTGTAGAACAAAGTACTACACCGTCTCCACCTGTATAAGTAGCATTAAATGCTCTGTTATACACATTGGAACCTTTAGTTTGTTTAGCTGCGGCCATTGAACGGGCCAAAGCTTTAGTTAATCTAGTTGATAGCTTGTCATACAAATTATCTTCCATCGCTTCTTCCGTAATTGCGAAAGCCATAGCGACAGTTTCGTTTGTATATCTTGCTACCCAACCTTCACCAGTATCTTCATAAGACACAGGTGCGCCTTCAAATTTTACAGAAGCTTCTCCAAAACCTGGGAAAAGAACTTCTTCTTCGAAAGCTCTATTTGATTTTTCCTCATCGAATAGGACTGATGCTTCGTTTTCGTATCTATTATATTCAGAACCGAAAATCGCGTGCAAGCCAGGTACTAATTCTTTAAGGAGTTGTGCTCTTGATATAGCCATTGTTTAATCCTCTTTCTACGTTAGACCTGTATTACCTGCGGCATTGCCCCAAAGGTGAGTGTTTATTTTCACTAGAATGTCCATAGTTGTTCCAGCAGATGTATAACCAGCATCAGGTGCTTCCGCACTACCTAAAAATTGTAGTGGGAATCCTTGTGTGGTATTCTCTGTACTAGAATCAGCTACTAAGCCACTCTTGTGAGTTACTGCTGAACCCGTCGGAGATGCGACGATTTGTAAGTTGTTGCCAACCATAGCTGCTGTTAAAGCTGCTGTATCCTGGTCTGCCTGTATTTTAAAAATACAGTAAGG